CAAACCTTGGCCGACGCGGGGAAGAAGCGCGCCGAGACTCGGCAGCTTCGCGAAGGGCCGCCGCCGCCGCTCGAAACCGGCCCGAAACCGACCGCATCGCCGCTCTAAAATTGTTCAAACGCGCGCGTTTGGGCCGCCCGGTAAAATCGGCGGCTTAGGCAACCGCCGCGCCTTTTATCGAAGCGGCGAGGCAAAGGTGACGCGCGATGCCCCCGGCAGACGACGACGACGATACCCTAGAACTCACCGAAGAAATGGAAGCTGGCGATGCCGAGGCGGACGAAGCCGAAGGCGATGCGGATGAAGCGCCAGCAAACGAAGACGACGACGCGGAAGCGGAAGCTGGCGAGGAAGAAACCGTTGTCGGCTTCGATGATGAGCCGGAGGCTGGCAGTCCCGACGACACGCCGGTTATCCGTCGCCTTCGCGAGCGCAACCGCGAACTCAATCGCGAATTGAGCGAAGCCCGCAAGAGCGACACGCAACGGCAGGAAGCGGAAATAGGCCCCAAGCCGACGCTCGCCGATCACGATTATGACGAGGACAAATACGACGAAGCGCTCGAAGCCTGGAAAGATCGGAAGCGCCGCATCGAAGAAGTCACGACCAGCCGCGAAGCCGAGACACAGCGCGCCGAGCGCGAATGGCAGCGCGACATGGAAGGCTATCAGGCGAAGCGCGATGCGCTCGGGCTAAGCGACTTCGAGGACGCCGCCGAAATCGTCAAAGGCGCGCTGTCGCTGCCGCAACAGGCGACCATCATCAAGGCGGCCAACAATCCCGCCGCCTTCGTTTACGGGCTGGCCCGCTCGGATGCGCGGCTGGCCGAAGTCGCCAAGATTCACGACCCGATCAAACTGGCGGCGGCAATTGCTCGCATGGAGGGAGGACTGAAAGTGGTAAAACGGCGCAAGGCACCCCCGCCGGACAGGCCAGCGAAGGGCAGCAGCCGCCTTCCCGGCGGCACCGACAAGACGCTCGAAAAGCTGGAAGCCGAGGCGCAGAAAACCGGCAACCGAACGGCGGTGATTGCCTACAAGAAGAAGCTGGCGAGCCGGGACAAAAAGTGACCCGAAAATCCATGGGGAAATTGTTCAAATGTGAGTCCGCTTTTTCGCGCGTAGAATCGAACTCATAAGCCCGCACCCGCGACCCCCGGCGATACAGGGGAGGCATAGCGGCCCCCGGCGGAAGCCGAGACACCCCAAAACGCGAGGGCAAAGGGCACCGCTATGGCAACGCAATTTACGCACGAAGAAATCGTGATGTTCGACTCCGTCATTGACGGCTTCGACGACATGCTCGTTATCGGCAAGGCAGCCGATTGGTATTTCAGCGCTCCGGACGGCAACTCTATGGAGCACACGCTGGACAAGTTCTGGCTTCCGGCCCCGCTGATTAGCGCGTCATTCGATGGCTTCGATCAGACGGCCAACTTCATGGACGCCACCGAACTCTCAGTGCCGGTCAGCATCGGCTACCACAAGTCGGTTCCCCTGAAGCTGTCGAGCAAGAACCTTCGCAACGCGACCTATCTCAACAACAAGGGCCGCAGCGCGAAGCAAAAGCTGGCGTCTGACGTGAACGCCGCGCTGTTCAACACCGTCGCCTTGCAGGGCGCGCTGTTCAACAAGGTGACGACCGCGCCAGCCGGTTATGACGACATTTCGCTGTGCGACGCGCAAATGACCGAAATCGGCGTGCCGCAGACGGATCGCTTCTATTTCGCCGCGCCGCGTGTCGCCAACAAGATGGCGGGCAACCTCGCTCAGCGGCAGACGTTCCAAGGTGCGGTTCAGTCGGCCTACGAACGCGCGGCAATCGGCATCGACGTGGCCGGATTTGACGTTTTCAAGAACGATCAGAATATCCGGCTCGCGGCAGCGACCGGCGGCGCAATGACGCTCAACGGCGCGAACCAATACTATGTGCCGAAGCCCTATTCGACGGCGGCGACCGGCGAAATCTCCAACGTGGACAACCGCGGCCAAGCCATCCTTGTGACGGCGGGCACCTACGCCAACGTCAAGGTTGGCGATGCCTTCACGCTGCCCGGCGTGAACTCCGTCCACCTGATTTCAAAGCAGGACACCGGCCAGCTTCAAATCTTCCGGGTTGTCGGCAAGCCCGCCGCCGGAACCTTGCTGATCTATCCGCCGATCATTTCGGCGCAGGGCGCGAGCGCCGCCGAGAAGGAATATCAGAATTGCACCGCGACTCCGGGCGCGGCGGCGGCTCTGACGTGGTTGAACACGGTAGTGGAGTCGCTCAATCCGTTCTTCCGCAAGGAAGCGCTGTTGCTCGTCCCCGGCTCCTTTGTGGTGAACGCGGAGGACGGCTGGACGGTGATGAACGCCACCACCGAACTCGGCATCGGCGTCACCTATGCGCGGCAGGGCGCGATCAACGACCTTAGCGTGAAGGCGCGGTGGGATATTGATTTTGGCGCGGCGCTGACGAACCCGCAGATGGCGGGCGTGCAAATGTTCAACCAAACCTAATCCGAAGCGTTTTGGGTGGGCGGGGGTCGCTGTGTCCCCGCCCGTCCATGCGGAGAAGCAAGATGGATGAATACCCGCGCTGTGTTTACCGTCCCGGCACGCAATATCTGATTTGGGACGACTACGCTTGCGACATGAAATTGGTCGCGGACGAAGCCGAGCATCAGGCGGCGCTTCAAGAGGGGTGGCACGACCACCCTTCTGGCGGCCACGGCGCTCAGGAGGCCCGGCCGGAGCCTGACCCCGAGCCGGAGCCTGACGACCCCGATCCTGACGGCTCGCCGCCGCCCGAGCCGGAGCCGGACGTGGCCGAAGTCGTGCTGCCCAAGAAGCGGGCCTATCGGAAGCGCCGCCGTCGCAAAGGCACGCTCAAAGTCTCGACGGCCAAGCTAAGAGCCGCAGCATGACGAAGAAGCGCACGCAGCCGTTCAGCAGCGGCGCACCGGCCTTTCTCACACGCGGCTTTGGCAAGTCGAAAGCCCGCGCGCCGAGCCTCGCGGCGGTGGACAAGAATTTTCGGAAACGGCCCAAGCTGCAAAAGAGCGACTTCCGCAAACGTGGAGCGCGACCGCGCTTTATGTGAGCGCCCGATTGGGAGGCGCTGAACAGGCACCCGCGCAAGCGGGTAATAACGGCCCGAGGGGAGCCGGGCGCTGAAATCCCCTCACCGAAATGTTCAAACGCGAGGCCCGGCGGCGCGCCGTAGAATGCGCCCATGCCTATCGTCCTCGACCTTAGCCAAGACGGCCCGCCCAAGCGCCACATCATCGAACTGGCGTTCAGCGAATGCGCCATGGCCGGTTACGAATTCGGCCGCACCCCGGAGGAAGTGAACGACGCGCTGCTCCGGCTCAACGGTATGATGGCCGAGTGGAAGGCGCTGCGCGGGATCGACCTTGGTTATGACCAGCCCGACCAAGGCGTAGGCACCGCCGACGAACTTTCCGGCATCCCGCTCGAAGCGATGAATGTCATTGCCAGCTTCCTCGCGCTCCGCATCGCGCCGATGATGGGCGCGGCGCTGTCGTCGGAAGCGAAGGGCAATCTCGTTCGAAGCCTGGTGCTGCTCGAAGCGCACTATTTCGATCCGACCCCAATGCCGCATGACGCCTACACCCCGGCTGGCGCGGGCAATCACAACATGTTGCTCGGGCCGTTCATGGCGGACCTGACCAGCACCGCGACCGGCACGGGTGCGTAATGCAGATTCCCCTGCTGTCCGGAATCGTCGCTGACGAAACCGCCGAGTTCCGGCAAAGCTATCCACTCAACCTAGAGCCTGTCCCGCTCGACACCGGCATATCGAAGGGGCAGCTTCGCGCGACTTCCGGTTGCGCCGCCGGGTTCGTGTCCGGGCCGGGCACCGACCGGGGCGGCACCTACATTTTCGACATGCACTATCGGGTGATGGGCAGCCGCCTCATCCGGCATCGCCGCGCAGATACGATTGACGACCTTGGCGACGTTGGCAACGATGGGTTGCCGGTCAGTTTCGCCATCGGCCCCGACCGGCTCGGCATCCGCAGCGGCACGAACCTCTATTATTGGGACAACGCCACGCTCACTCAGGTAACGGACGTTGACCTTGGCCCGGTCAACGATGTGATTTGGGTGGACGGCTATTTTATGACCACGGACGGCACTTCGGTTGTCGTGACCGAACTGAACGACCCGACCAGCATCCAGCCGCTCAAATACGGCAGCGCCGAGGAAGACCCCGATCCGGTCACTGGCCTGATAAAGTGGCGCGACGAAGCGCACGCGCTCGGGCGCTATACGATACAGGTGTTCCGCAACACCGGCGGCATTGGCTTTCCCTTCGATACCATCCCCGGCGCGACCATCCCGGTGGGCTGCGTCGGCCCCATGGCGAAGTGCGTCTATGCCGAAAGCTTCGCCTTCGTCGGCGGCCCGCGCAACGGCGGCTTGGCCGTCTATCTCGCCGGTTCCGGTTCCGCCGACCGCATTTCCACG